TGCTGGTGCTGCGGCTGGTGCTGCGGCTGGTACAGCGTTCGGCCCTGCCGGTACTATTGTTGGTGGTCTTGCTGGCGCTGCCTTGTCACAAATACCGTTCTTCTACGGTAATAACCGTGAAGCCCAGAAAGAAGCTATACAGCAGGGACTTCGCGTCGAGATGAGCGAAAGTGCTGCATTCCTAAACTCGTTACCACAAGCTGCCCTAGACGCCTTCGCTGAACGGTTGATGGTAGGTCGGTTGTTACCCACACAAAAAGCCATTCGTGCAGGGGGATTATTTACTCGTGTTGCTAAGGGTGCTGGTACTGGTGCCGCTGTCGAGGTACCCACTGAACTCGGACAAACATTAATCGAACGTGCACAAGCTGGACTAGAGCTTGACAGCGAAGAAGCCATAGACGGATACATTGAAACCGCTGTTGCCGCTGGTCTGATTGGTGGTACGTTGGGTGGCGGTGCCGCAGGTATTAGTAGAGACTCGCGTGCAGTTGAAGCAGAACAACGCGCTATTGTTGAACAAGAGGAACAAGAAGCTGCTGATGCTGCTGAAACCGCAGAAATTGAAGCTCTACTTGCAGAGGACGCTACCGCTGATGGTGCCGAAACCGCAGAGATCGAAGCATTACTCGCAGAAGACGCTGATGCTGCTGAAACCGCACAAATTGAAGCTCTACTCGCAGAAGAAGCTGCCGAAGCTGAACGCCTCCGAAAGGCAGATCTTACTGCTAGAAGTACGACTCCCGAACAACAGCGTTATCGCATACTACAAACGGTAATTCAGAAAACAGCTAAGGCTGACTCTACCCCTGAAAATCTACAAGCGTTGTTTCTAAGTAAGTTGAAGCAGATAAATCCTGACTTTGAACAGGTAGTAACTGAACAAGAGTTAAACACAATACTACGTGCGGTAGATATAAAGAACACACCTACAACTGTAGAGAAACGTGAACCGCTAGGTGATCCTTCTGCTGACGTAAGCGAGTTGGAAGCACAAATACCAGAACGCCAACCAGTAAGCACAACGCCGGTACAAGCATCGTTCCCTAATTTGGGTCGCAAACGTGGCGCAAGACAAGAACCCGATGTAGTAGAAGAGGCACCCGCCGCCCCTGTAATAGTTACTAAAGAATTACTAGATGATTTAGGTGTCAACCCTAGAGCAGGTATACGACAATCTGTTACTGGTAAAGATATAGCTGATCCCGAAGTCCGCGAACAACTAATAGAGTTTGCTAACAACCCAGAAGTAGCATTCAAAACCAGAGAGAATGTAGCCAAAGAATTAGAAGGCATATCATCAGACCAGTTAAGCCTGTTTGGTCAGAAACGCCAACCTGCACCGCCTGTGTCACCTACTACCTCAACGGATACGGCTGGGTCTGAAGTAGCTGTCGATGAAACAGTAGACGAAACAATAGACGAAACAATAGACGAAACAGTAGGCGAACCTGAAGTAGCTGTTGATGAAGTAGCGGTAGAACCTGAAGTAGCTGTTGATGATGTAGCTGTTGATGGTGTAGCTGTTGATAAACCTGAAGTAGCGCCCCCTGCTGCACCAACGGTGGAATTAGACACAGCCGCTACATCCGGTGCTAACTATCCACTAAACCCTAAGTTGGAGTTCAAACCCTACACGGTACTTATACCGGGGAAGCCTACACGGTTCTATACTCGTAAAGGTACTGCCGAGAGAGTGGCAGAGAAAGAGGGCGGTACGCTAGTAACAACTAGTGACCTAGATGAAGAACAGACGAACACGCTCGAAAACTTTAAATTTACACAAGAAGCATTTGCTGCCTTTGACGCAAAACAAAAACCCACTGAAGAAATACCAGAAGAAACCTTAGAGTTCGACCCAAAAGATGTTAGCTGGGCTAGACGTGCAGGGTACAATCCTGTATGGGGCAATAAAGAGGTTGCCTTGAAATTGGGTTACGATGCTAAAACTAGCAAAGTCATGTACATGCCGCTGGTACGCACTCCAGACGGAAAAGTACAAAGTATGCCTAGGGACGTGTCGTATTTTAGATGGAAAACCCTTCTTCCCGCTTCACAACTGGCGGAACTTAAAGAAGCAAAAAGAAAAGCTATTGCTATAGACGAAGCAACGCACAAGCGCAATCCTGACGGGCCTTTTAAACAAGGTGCCAAACTAGCATTCTCTCCTAACCTCTCCAAAGAAATTGCAAACACTGCACAACAGTTCATAGAGATGTTGGGTATTAAAGATCGTGTATACATAACAAATTTTGAGGACGCCTCTAATCCTGAAATAGCTAAAGACAACAATTTATACGGCCCATTTGCGCGTATAGCTGCGGCAGAAAACCAACCAAAAACTACTGGCGGTTATACACAAACACTACCTAATGGTGACCATGTAATTGTTTTGCGACCTCTCACGCGTGCATCAGAGAATATAGAAACACTAGCACATGAGATAGGACACGTATTCGAGAAGACTGAGTACCAAAACGCCACCAAACAAGAAAAAGAAGCCATAAAAGCGGAATATAAAAAATGGCTGGCTAAGGCAGAAGCAGGTACTGTAGGCGAGCTTTTTGACTCGTTGCGTGCTCGTACCACAGCTAAAATGACTAAGGGTGTAAATAAAAATATACTAGACCGTCCAGTACAAGAAGTATTCGCCGGTAATCCTAATGCTAGACAGTATTGGCTCAGTTCAGGTGAATGGTTTGCCGACCAAGTATCTCGTTGGGCTGTAACTTCTGAAAAGCCACTAACTATTGTTGACAAGTTCTTTGCACGCGTTGCTGCGGGTATGCGTAGGTTATACCAAAGTCTAGCGGGTAAAGTTGGTTTGCCTAGTACGGCCTTCAAAGATTTCTTGGACAGTCGTGCAGTTACACCTGACCCACTAAACATACCGTTCCCTGAAGCAGTCAGTAAACCCAGACCCAAGCCTGAAGTTAAAGTCGAAGCTCGCACTAAGAAAGCAACGGTAGCGGGTGGTGCAGGGGTGCGTGGTAACCTAGCGGTTAAACCTGAAAAAGAAGCTAAACCTAAAAAAGGACTAGCCAAAAGAGCGAAGACTGCCGCCGCTAAAGAAAGGGCTGCGGTTAAGAGTAAAGAAGATCCAACCCTTGCAGAAGCTGAACTAGAAGCAAAACGTAAAGCGAGAGAAGCTGAACTACAAGAAATAGAAGCGGAGTTAGTAGCGTCTGGTCTATACATCGTAGAGACAGACAAAGATAGGGAGGGAATACGACAAGTAGCTATACGAAAACAAAGAGAAAGACGTTTCGATAAAGGTGTTTACAACATACAGGCGCAGTTCGATCCTGACCTAGATGCGAAGCTGGATAACAACACCCTTAAGAATATTAAAGAAGGTAACCTGAAAGGTGCCTTGACTGCTTTAGCGTACGCCACTGACAACCCACGTGTAGCAAAGATTGCTTCTAAGCTGACTAACTTCGTTGGGGATACCCGCGTTGTTATCGTACCTGCCAAGCCTACTGACGAACTCGGTAAACGCTACCGTGCGGCATTGGATGAAGAAGCTAACACCAAGGGTGCCTTTATATACAGCGACAAAGATGCGGGTATTGATAACGTCATACTGCTTGATGATACGGCTGGTGTTACCGCACATAACCTACTGCATGAAATGGCGCACGCAGCTACGATCCAAGAACTGCAAAAACCGTCTAGTCCTGTTACTAAACAACTGACCAACTTGTATAACTACGCCAAGCCGTATATGGATGGGTACTACGGATCAGAATCGGTAGAAGAGTTCGTTGCAGAAGTATTTGGTAACTACAAGTTCAGGCAGCATCTAGCTACCATACCAGTTGATGGTGACAAGACCACAGTGTTCCAACGTGTACTAGATGTTATTAAGCAGTTTATACGTCGCATAACAGGCACTCCAAGTGATGTTGCAGGTACCGCAGACAGACTTATAGAAGACATATTAGCGCCTTACGAAGGGGTGCGTGGCTCGGGTATCTTATACAACTCCTCAGTCATAGGTAAGGCCAAAGACGCATTTGAAAACATGTATGAGAGTGTGCCTACGTTCAAAGAAGTGGGTGAACGAGGTATCGTCAAGAGCCTACTTGCTCCTGTCCCGGAGAGCGCCAAGAAGTTTAGCCTTGGTTTGTTAGACTTAAACGCTATTACTAAAATAGCCGAAGGTAAGCTGAATAATGTAAAAGAGTTACTACGCGTTGTACGTGAGCAGAGCGGTGCTATAAACAAGTTCAACACAGGTGTAGAAGCTCTTACGAAGCGCACTGCTGAATGGGCAGGTAAGAACGTAGAGAAGATGCAAGAGTTAAGCAGGATACTGACTCGCAGTACCTACTTGCAGTTAGATCCTACACTTACGTTACAGGAAGCCCAAAAGAAATACGGCAAAGATCCAGATCAACTAGCGGAGTGGAAAAACCTTCGTGATAGGTATAACAAGCTAGGGGAAGGGCAGAACTTCTACAAGGCATGGCGTAACCAGTACAAGGCTATGTATGACCAAGTGCGTGAGTTAATGGACAGTAGGTTAAGTGCTGACGTTAAAAACCCTGCGGATCGCAAGGTGTTGGTTAACAAACTATACGAAAAGCTAACCTCGAACGGCGTTATAGACCCATATTTCCCACTGATGCGTACGGGTAAATTCTGGTTGGAATACAATGCAGTAGACCCCGACACAGGCAATATCGAATATTACGTAGAAGCGTTTACTAGCGTCCGAGAGCGTAAGGAAGCGATAAAGCAGGTAGAAAAACATTGGTCAAACCCAGACGCAAAGAACAAGGCGACCGTCGAAAAACTGTTAGCTGACACCGGTAAAACCAAAGCTGAAGCGATAAAAAGTATCAGCGGGGTAAACGCATTTGCCAGCCTAGAGCAAGCTAACTTTAGAAAGAACGCCCCACCTACTTCGTTTGTCAACAACGTGCTTGATATCTTAGAAGCGGGGGGTATTAAGTCAGATAATGTTATACAAGAGCAGATCATGCGTCTGTTCTTAGATACGTTGCCAGAACGTTCTTTCGCTAACTCGTTTAGACACAGAAAGAACCGACGCGGTGCTATGGGTGACGTAACGCCTACTGAACGACAGATACCAAATCACGATATTATTTTTGGCTTACGTAACCGTGCACTTAATCTAGGGCAGCAGTTGTCTAGAATAAAGTACGGTGCACAGATGCGTGCATTACAAGATGACTTCAAGCAGCAAGCAGCGGATATTAACAGTAGAAAAGACATATCTGATGAAGATAAGAAAGTAGCAATACTATTAGCCGACGAGCTTGGTGATCGCGCAGCTTGGGCAGCTAGTCCTATGGTGCAGCCTTGGGCACGCCTTGCTACTAGTTTCGGTTTCAACATGACGTTAGGTCTGAACATATCTTCTGCGCTGGTCAACTTGTCGCAGATACCGATGGTAGTCGTGCCTTATCTAGGTGCTCAGTATGGATACGGCAATACAGCTAAAGCCCTGCAAGAAGCCACAAAGATCTTTATGGGTAGTGGCAACAAACGTAAGGTCGAGGTAATGGGGCCAGACGGTAAGACCAAAGAAGAGATCACCGCTGCACAGTCACTAGACAATTACGACTTTGATGGTATGGATAAGAACAACCCGTTGCGAAGATTTGCAACGCTATCGAAGCTGGCAGATGACTTAGGGCAGTTAAACCGTTCTATTGCTTACGATATCGCAGATGTTGACTCGATAGACAACCCAATGGCTAAGGTTAACTCTATAACAGGGTTTATATTCCACCACGGAGAACGCGCTAACCGACAGGTCGCTATGATAATGGCGTACGATTTGGCGCTCCAGAAGAAACTCAAAGACAAAGGGTTAAAACCCAATCAGTGGGAGCAGTTAGGCGAAACAGAACTGAATGACATTGCACTTGATGCACTGAACGTCACTGAAATGACTAACGGTGGTATTGCTGCTGCGGCAGCGCCACGTATCGCACAAGACGGTATCGGTAAGGTAGCGTTCCTATTCAAGCGGTACGGGTCAGCTATGTACTTCATGCTGTATGACCTCATTGATACTTCGTTCACAGGAAACGAAAAGGCTCGCAAGATTGCACGGGCACAACTTAGAGGGGTGTTTGGTGGTGCGGCGTTAGTCGCAGGGGTACAGGGGCTACCGTTCTTTGGTGTCGTTGCCATGATCTCTAACATGTTTAAGGAAGACGACGAAGAAGACTTTGAAACCTCTGTCCGTAAGTATATAGGCGAAGGGCCATACGGTGGTGCAGTCAATTATCTGTTTGGTGTGGATGTAGCCAGCAGGATGGGTCTGTCTAACCTGATCTTCCGTGACAGAATGATAGAAAAAGACCAAAGCGTATTCTTCACCGCAGCGGAACAACTAGGTGGCCCTGTGTTAGGTTCTTTAATGCAGATGGAGCGCGGAGCCGAACTTTGGGGTGAAGGTGAAATGTTGCGTGGTATAGAAGCTGCTATGCCAGCCGCCATAAGGAATGGCTTTAAGAGTGTGCGGTTTGCTAACGAAGGCGCACGTACGTTACGTGGTGACCCTATCGTCGAAGACTTCCATGCGGGGCATGTTGCTGCACAGTTTATGGGTTTCGCACCAGCGGAGTATACGCGACAGCTACAACAAAACGCTTCGCTTAAAAAGATAGACCGTGCAACTAACGAGGAACGCACTAAGCTCTTACGTAAATACTATGTAGGTATGCGTAATAACAACGTATCCGCAGTACAACGTATCATGGAAGATATGGTGGACTTCAATAGTAGACACCCAGAACACGGTATCACGCCAGACACGATTAAACGATCTATGGCGCAGCACATGCGGACTACCGCTAAAATGCACTATGGTGTTACGTTAAGTCCAAGGTTACGCAGTAAGTTGCAGGATCTTGGAGATGACTGGGATGACTCACCAACCTTCGCCAGTGACTTTGGGTTATAACTTACTCGTCCATCCGCAAGCGTTGTTCTTTATCTAGTATTCTTAATACCGACAATACAAATTGATCGTCTGCTGCATCTAACACGTTTGTGTCACGTAGCTTCACTAACGTCATCCACGCGTACAGTAAGTCGTTTCTTGTTGGCTCCATAAGTACTCCTTGGTGTAGGAGTTAGGATACCCCCTCCGAAGAGGGGGGCGCTCGAAGAGCAGGAGGCGACAGAACGTTATGCGAGAAGGAGGACGAACTGTCTAGGCCAATATATCACAAAATACGCCAAACACGAACACCCCACTTATCCCCTGCTACTCCTACTTTAGTCTCAATATCCCAACCCCAAGCTGATGTTATTTTGTTTATTTGTTGTACTGCCTTGGTGGTATTAATGCAAGGGATAAACATAGACATGCCCACCTGCACCTCATGCCACTTTACTACAATCCGAACCCCATCAGGGCTAAGATCATACGTCCGCAGTATTCCCCGCTTCATCGTCGTCGCCCATCTGCACTATGATTACGTCTTGCCCTTTCATCTGGAAGTGCGTGCCTTTACCTAATCGTACTTTTGCACGTTTGGCACCCATATTCTTAACGAGTTCGTTAACAAAAGAACCGTAGTTTATTTGTTGTTTACCGCACCATATACGAAACGGTTTCGGTATTAGGTACAGCTTCTTAACATCTGTCTCATACCTTGCCACCATTTTGCCCCGAGGGATGGCGTCAGGTTGTATCAATGAATCCATTGCAGAACCATCTTGTTTACGTAGATCACTGGTGCTTTTTATCTTTAAGATGTTATCGTAATGCTCATTGATGTATTCGTTCAGCGTTTGCTCTAGGGAAACCGCCATATCTCCTACACGGCGTTTGTTTTCTTTAAATCTATCTACTATGAACTTAGCGATACCACCCATGTCATAAGGTATCAAACCCAGACGTTGCGCCATTATACCGCCAGCAACATTCACAGCTCCCCCCGCTGACCAAAACCTATTTTCAGAAGCCATCGCCGCCTCTTTGTCTAGACGCAGTTGTACCTCTTTTATCATTGGAAATATTTGATCGGGGTTATCCATAAGGTATCTTATAAATATAGGCCCAGCATGACCGTAACATTTCTCTAGCTTTGCGCTAAAAGCATCTGTCTCTTCTTTAGTATCTGGACTTTTAAATATCTTGTCCGCTTGTACTTCAAGTATCCGTTGCGCTTCTGCACTTGGGTTTTCTTTGCGTAAGCTAATCCGTTCTATCGCACTTGTATTGCCTGTAGTAATCGCTACTAGACTCCAAGGTTCACCTCTGAGACGCTCTGTATTGCTCCCACTCACCATACGAGCACGCTGCTTTCCTGAAGTAAACTGGTACGCCAAGGTACTCAAATCTTCTGGGCTAGTGTTGGTCATCTCATCTATGTATAGGGGTAGGTTATGCAGTATTTCTGACCGCAACATCTTACTGTTGTGCGTGTCTTGCTCGTCTAACACTAACTGCTTAGGGTTACCCCATATAGTTGCCGAAGCATACATCGCTGTAGTCTTACCAAGCCCAGAATCTTTACTATGTACGTGCATGGCAGAACAGGCTATACCCCCCATGAAGTGCATTAATATAGAACCAAACCCCGCACAGATAATATATTGATGCAGCTCAAACCCCGGCCTGTTGTAGAACTGCATGAGTTCCTTCCATTCCTCCAACGTACCCTTGGGTTCAAATGCAGGGAATAACCCTGCGGTTTGTGCTGACGGTGGGTTAAACTCAACACCGTCTTTAGTTATTACTTGGTTACCTAGAACAAAAGCATCTACGCCATCCCCTACCCAACCAAACTGTCTATGCGCTTTTTGTGCCACTGTCGTCTCCTGTAGTTCGTTAATCCAAGTTAATAGGTATTTCATCAGGTCATCTACGAAAGGCACCGCTACACCACGCATGGCTAGTTGCTTTCTAAGCTCATCCTTAGCCCCGACCGCAGTTAGCGGTAACGTAAACTCACGTACGCCATCTTTTGGTAGGTGCAACCGAATAGCTATCTGCTCCCCTATTTCAGGGTCTATGACTCGCTGCACCACATATATGTCGTTGCGGTAAATAAGTTTCTCGTCTTCGTTACCTTCTGAATCTTTAGTGTGTAAATACACCCCGCCGTTTGCACCACGTAGGTACGGAAAAGGGTATTTCGGTATTACGTAAGTGTTGACAGGTGAGTTAGGTAAATCTAACGCGGGTTCCTGCACCACGTTGTCTTCTTCAACTGCCTCTTTTATTAGCTTGCCTAGTTGTAGTGGTGACCTGAACTTCGCACGGTTAGGGCACGCTAGACATGTTTCGGGCTTGTGTTCTTCAAACTTATTGCATGTATACCGTTTGTCAGACGTTAACTTATCCCACTTAGCGTCTGTCTCTTCAGCGTCGTACCCTATATACCCTTTCGATATTTGATGCGCTCGTTCCCGAGTACCATCACTACAGGCTTTCAGTATAGACAGCATTCCGCGCCATATCGGTTCCGATACTTCGTTCGGCTTTGTTAATGCGTCGTATATCTGTAAGCACCCCTTGTCCATACCAGAACGCTCGACGATGCGTTTAAACTTAAAGTCTTGGTTTTCAAGGGCAGCGTGCATCATTGCATTCGCACCCTCTATTCTTTTTGCGGGAACTGGTATCAAATCACCGCCAAGCAATAGGGAAAAGCTATCAAAGTCAACCAATACCGAATCCGTTGCCCCTATAAAAGACACTTCGACTGGATCATCGGGTTTGTAGTTGTGGGTCTTAGGTACACGCAATACCCGTGCGGCATCCGCCGTAACTGCGGGGTCAGCCAGAAACTTGTTTTTGTTACATAGAGCCTTGAGTCGCTCTGCTACAGGTAGCCAGTCATCGAGGCAGACTGATTCTTTTAACACCCAGTAAACGTGTACTCCGCGACCGGAGTTAATTAGTGTCGGGCGAGGTAGTAGGTTGGTCTTACAGAATTGTTGTAACGCAGTTAGGGCGTCTCGTTGGTTAGCAAACTCTTTGGATGGGCCGCAATCTAAATCTAAGAAAAAGGTTTTTACGTATTTAACATTGTCTACCTTACGGGATTTGTCCTCCTTAAAAGTAGATAGGGCGAAATATACATCGTAGCCTTGGTTGTCTAGATCTTTTGCACTGTCTACCAAATCAGCGACAGAGGTAAAAAACTTTTGTACTCGCCTATCTATTTTCTTGTTAGAAGCAAAAATGCAATACAGTCCATCATCTGCTAGGGCATCTTCTAAAAATTTTGTTGTTTCCATAGCTATCTCAGAACCGAAAGTTACCACGGCAGGGGCAGTAATCCACCCTTTTCAGTAATCCTAGCCGTGGTATAAGTTAAAAGCATGGGTACGCCCGTGGGCATACCCAAAAGCGTCGGGTCTAGTCGTCCCAACCGTCAACGATTGCACTAAGATCAGCTTCGTCTTTTGGTGCAGATGACTTCTGTTTAACTACTTTCTTCTTCGGTTCTTCGACAGGTGCTTCAACTTCTTCAGCTTCTTCCACCTCAACTTCTTCGACAGTAACAGGTGCAGATACGGTTACGTCAGTAAACATGTCGTCATCGTTACTTGAAGTAAAACCATCTACTACTTCAAACGGTGACGCAGTTTGTAAGGGTATGTACTTAGTGACTTGCACACCACGTAACCGTAATGACACGCCCGCTTCTCGCATATTGTAGGGCACCAGCACTACTGCAATGTTTGCGGTACTGCCAGTAGTCAGCATGAAGTCATCATCTAACGCTTTATTCTTAGCGTCTACCTGCATGGGTTTGTTAGTTATTTCTTTACCGTATGCACCTTTCAGTGTGACCTTACCAACGAATGTCCCGTCTTCTTCTTTTTTGAATGGCATCGGTATTTTTTCAGGCCATTTGGCTTCGCGCTTCTCGGCATACGCTTTAGCCATAGCACTCATTAGATCCTTGGCCTTCGCTTCATCCATACGAAACTGCATGGAATACGCTGCTCCTTCATCAAACGGGTCACAAGGTACACTACGGTTTTCCGCTGAATCAAAGCGGTATGTTTTATTGATACGTGGGTATAAGACTTCTACGTCCTTTATAAGGTGGTTCATGTATGTTTCTCCAAACATCTAGTCATTAAATGTAAAACCATCAACCTCGGTGAATGGTGAAACACTAGCGTCTTCTATTGGCACTATACTTAACGTGATAGCAGCAATAGTATCTGCGTGTTCTCCCATATTTTTGACGGTTTCGTACTCCTGCTCTTCTAATGGACGTATTGGCCTGAAGAAGAGTTTTGGTGTATCGCTTTCAGTATCGAAGTAGATCCTCGTTACTACAGCGATAAAAGGCGTCTCACGCGCCTCAAGGTACCGTGCGTAAGCACGGAAGGGCATAGCCCCATTTACCGCGTCCCCAAATATAGAAGTAGGTGGTAGTTGTAGTTGATAAGCTGTTTCCAGATCATCTTCCAACACGACAGCTAACCGTTGCACAAACTTGCATGCTCGACTAGCGCCTCTACCAGAACCTCTAATATTGCGGACACAATCTACGCAACGTCCAGACTGCCGCTGCTCATCTGGAACGTCTAAAGCGGGTGTTTCTGTGTTATTAGACCAACAGGTGGGAGTAGATACCTTGTCAGCGTTATAGTCATCTTTGTAGTACATTCTCGAGCGGTAGGCAATACCTACAACTACAACATCAATACTATCTCCACTTTCGAGCGGTGTTCCCTCGAACTTCTTGTTGCGGATACTTATTCTTCTAACGCTATCTTCCATCAGTAGTCTTCATCTGTGTCCAAGTCAGGCACCTCGATAGGCGCAGCTTTTTCTGGGCTAACCTCGTCCCACGTAACGGAAGGTGCATCTTCATCAACTTCGCTCAACAACGCCTTAGTTACAGCGTCAAGATCGTATCGATACGTCTGATTGATATGGATGTACGTGTTTTTAGGTATTCGCCCTTGCTTCATCCAATTACGGATAAGTCGCTCAGATACCATAAAGTGCTGGGCAACTTCTCTGATTGAAACTAATCGAGGTGTCATTTCTTGTTCCTTCTAACGGCTATGGTGTACTCGGAATTAGAGTTAAGACCTTTCGGTAGCAACTCTGGGTTCTCTTCCAAAAACTGCTTCATGTTCTTCTGGTTAATCCGCTTGTCAAGTAATGATGGTTCTGCGTGCTCAAGAATGAACTTGTGCATCTGATCCCAGTCGCTTGTCCAATAAGATTGTTTAACCGTCCGGTAGAACAGACCTTCGGAAGTTTTGACGCTATCAACGTCGTGCTCTTTGCAGTGGTTTAACAAAGCCCCTTTGACAGTTTCAAGCTGCTGCACCAGCGGTGCGTCTTGTGCATCAAATTCGGCTTTTAACTCTGAACGTCTCTCACGAATCTTTATATAAGTCTTGACCAACTTGTCTAAAGATATGGATTCCCCGTTGCTCATTTCGATCTCCTTCACTTATCGAACGAACGACTATAATGGATAACTAGGTACTACGCAAGTAAATCATTGTATAAATCAATCATTTTTGTATGAACATTGATTTTATTGTCCAACATAGCATAAACACGTTTTTCTATGGCAGATCCTTGCAGTTGGACTATGGTACACTTGTGGTCTTGTCCCGACCTGTGCACCCGTGCGTTGGCTTGGGCGTACGTTTCTAATGAACTGGTTGGCCCCCACCACACTACCGTATTCGCCGCTGTCAGAGTCACACCATGCGCTGCTGCTTGGGGCTGAATAATTAATACCCTAGGGTCGTCGGTCTTTTGGAACTGCCTGAATATTTCAGTTCGATTAGGTAGCGATACGTCACCACGAATAATCGCTGTACTGATGCCATCATTCTGTAGTTTGTCTGATAGTATGTCGATGACGTGCTTGAAAGGCACAAAGATCAATACCTTCTTGCTAGATTCGTCGATGACCTCACGCAGAACCTTGTACCGGTGTTTAATATCAAACTCTAGCGTGTCACCGTTATCGGTATAGACCGCACCACAAGATATTTGTAGTAACTTGTTCATGTTAACTGCTGCATTGGCGGCAGTAACCTGCTCCCCTGCGGCATCCATAACCATCTTATCTCTTAACAACTTATAGTATTTAATTTGTTGTCGGGTCATTTCGACTTCGCGTTTGGTGTATACCATCGGTGGTAAGTCTAGACACTCATCTTTAGTGAACCGGATAGCAGGTTGTAATACCCTGAACACCGTATCAGTAGCATCTTCTTTAGGCACCCATCTAAAGTTACTTATTTTATACATAACTTGATCGCGGAACGCCCCGGCAAACCTAGGTACAGCAATAGGGTTAACAAGTTTTGCTAAACCGTACGCATCAACAGGACTCTGTGCAGCGGGAGTACCTGTCATCATCCATAACCATTTGTCTGGTGTCATCAACGCATTCAAGGTTTTCCAGCGTTTGGTTTGTGTATTTTTATAGTGAGTAGCTTCGTCCACAATTATCAGGTCAAACCCACCGTCCATGATGGCATCCATTACAATCTCAACACCGTCATAATTTATTATCACGTAATCCGCGTCACCCCCTATGATCTCCCTGCGTTTTTTCGCAGAACCATACGCAACCGCAACTGTTCGGTGCATAGCAAAAGTAAATAAATCATTACGCCAAGCAGAATCCATGATAGATAACGGACATATAATCAGCACTCTGCGTATACGTTTGACGTTCATTAGGTAATCTGACGCCCATATTGCACTGGCGGTTTTACCTGTACCCTGCTCATTGAAGCAGAATGCACGCTTGTTTAGTGTAAGAAATGATGAAGTAGTTTTTTGGTGCTCGAACGGGGTATACCTACCAGTCCACTTGTACTTGCCTTCAATCGGTGAAGGCACTTTGATATTTAAGTTCTTCAGTACATGCGCTTCGTCTATACCCCACTTAACCACTACTTTGTTATCAGGTAGTTGTTTGCTTTCGGGTATAACAGTCGTCACTTTCTGCGGATTACGCAGTCGCAAAAGCAACGCTTTGTTATCTATAATTTCCATGTGTCCTCCTAAAGCCCCGCTTCGTCCACAGATGGGGCTAGGTCTGCTATGAAGGGTCTTTCGCTCCCCTGAACTAGCCTGATTTTTGTACTCTGCAACTGGAGGGTGCTTCGTACGTGGTTTAAAGACGCATCAGGTTCAGCGTCTGGTAGGCTTCTTCTGTCTCGCAACGGGTGCCTTCTTAAGGTTACGGCTACGGTTTTTACTTCGACTTTCTACCTTCACACCGTCTTTGTTGCTACCACCTCTCGCCAGTGGCTTGTTATGGCTAACGTCCTTGCCTTCTCGCTTGTCCGCTTTGCCGTTGTTATTCGCATCTTTACCTGTCTTATCCATTGCACGTCGGGCACGTTGCCGTTCCATCCGACGTTTGAACTCTGGACTATCGACTGGTTTGTTTACTTGTTTCTTTCTGTCTGCTTTGTTTTTGTAAGGCATTTAATTTTCCTGCGGTAGGTGGTACTTAATCATTTGATGGTTTTCTAGATATGGGCGCTCAGTTACCGCCTCAACCGTCATAGGGTGTCCTACTTTCGTTTGGTAACGTAAAGCACTTTCCAGAGCATCGATTTTATGTGTCCAGTACCCATCTACCAACCCAGTTTCTGTATCTACAACTAAATATGATTCTTTCACTACCCTCTCCCGTTGTGCGGACACTCAAGCACCACGCAATGTGCTTTGCATAACCCGCTGGGGTTAGCGTTCCACGTATCATTCTCGAAGGCTGACTCCATACTAGTGTAGTCACCTAACCATTTACCCCATAGGTCACCCTGACCCGCTAGAGTATACGTATCTTTTACTAACTCGTTTGACACAACAAACATCAACCCACCCCGTACCTCTGTGATATTGGGGAAGTGTTTGAATGCCGCCAGTGCCATCAACTCAAGCTGCCCTTTGTCAGCATAGCGAGCGTTCTTACCAGTTTTATAATCTATCACCCAAGCTAACTCACTCTCTTCATCAAGGATTACCAAGTCTGCAATACCGCGAAACCACACGTTATCCGCAAAAAAGTCGCAGGGTTCCAAGTTTTCGGTAAGCCCCATTTTATATTCGCATAACTTCTTACCACGTTTAGCGTTAAGCGCATCCAACCCGGCCTTGGCGTAGTTGAACTGTGGTGGTAGCGGTACGTTATCCCGTACGTATTTCTCGGCTGCTTCATGGAACGCGGTGCCGTAATACATGGCTTCCGTCTCAGGCTCGGAATAATCCTTAGCAACCTTCAAGTGGTAAAACTTCTTAGGGCATTGCTCGAATGCTTTTATCTTACTGAACGACCAAGGTGCTATGCTCATCACTCTTCCTCGGGCAGGAAATCATCTATTTCGATCAACGCATGGATGACTGCTACTAGTTCTGACTTACGCAGACTGATTGACTCCAGTACTGGTGGCTCTTTCGTGCAATCTAAGTGGTGGATCAGAGTCTTAATTTCACCGTCTTTTTTATGCACGGCTACTGATACAATCTCTTCACCTGTTTCTGCCATCCCCACCAAGGCTGCTATCTCGTTATCTAGTGGTTCCCTATGTTCTTCTCGTAGGCGTAATTGCTCTTTATATTCTTCTAAATCAACAACTTGACTCATTCACAATCTCCGTAGGACTTGGCAACACCAGATTCACAGTTGATTGGTAGCCCGTTAGCCCAATAAGGTGTCCAACGCATACACTCTTCAATGTATCGCTGGGCTTCTGCAACTTCGTCCTCGGGGACACAACACACAACGGAGTCATGAACCGTCAAAACAACACGATATTTTTTAGCAATTTTTAGCATCTGTTCGCCTATTATGCAACGAGCCACCGCTTGACATACGTTCTCTATAACCTTCCCACCGTATATCCGGTTTCGGCCTCGACGTACCTTGTAGGTATACTCCATACCTTTCTCGCCTTGCTCACCTTTTATATCGTGGTAGTACATCAACAAGCCAGATGGTAATTTGATTGCGTTCTGTTCAGGCAACACTTCCAACACATCACCGATACCCAACTGGGTTTTATTATTCATAGTCATGTTTTCTATGGTGTATGAGGCGTCTTTCCACAACCTAGTTATGTGAAAATTTGTTTCTCTGTAGATGTTTATGACGCGGCGAGCTTCGTCTAGCTCTATGTCAAACCCAAACGATTGTAATTGGTCTTTGAAACGTACGGCTCCCATACCGTAACCAGCACCCAGAATGGTAGTTTTACCGACGAACCGCTGGTCTTTGGTCACATCTTCTTCTCGGTTGACGCCATATATCGACATCGCCATCTTCTTATACACGTCATCACCAACATGGAATGCTTGGGTTAGGTCGTCCTGCCCTGCTAACCATGACAATACGCGTGCTTCAATCTGACTTGAGTCGCAGTCAATCAGCATGTACCCATCAGGAGCAACCATACTTTTCTTGAGTTTCTTACCGTTTGGCCCACGGCTAGGCAGATTCTGGAGGTTGATCTTGTCAGCGCCACCCCAGCGTCCAGTATGTGCCGCATAGTATTTAACTGGTACAGGCAGCAACCCTCGCTTGGCTATGTCAATAAACCGTTGCGTCCGTGTTTCTTCTAAGGTGCTTTTGTTGCCAAGTCTGGCGTTAACAAGTGTCTGTATCCGCACGTCTTCGTGCTCTAACAACGCCTTGAATGCTTCATCCGTTTTGGCGAACGCGTATGTTTCTTTACCTGTGGTAGGACTTATCTTGGTTGGCGCAATAACGCCTAGCCCCCCAAGTAATTCGGCAAACTTGGGGTTACTCATCAAATCTTTCTTATCTACACCGGCATCCAGTAACAACTTATCCTTAATATCTTTGGTGTCTTCTAGATGCTGTTCCAGTAGTCCTAAATCTAGATCTAGCATAGGTTCGATAAACATGCGGAGGGTAAGATCTATAATCTTTAACTCTTGACGTGGGAATTTCTTACCCATTACACCAAATAACTTATAGGTAAGTTCCACATCGTTGATACAGTAATCGCCGTATCGACTCAACTCTGCCTCATTGAAATCCAACCGCTGTTTACCTATGGCACTTAAAACTTCGGTGCCTTTATCTCCGAGGTTATACCGTTCGGCCATCGCCTTGAGGCTTCCCCCAGCCTCCACCCCGTGAAGAGCACGACCAATGCACAAAGTGTCAGCCCACACCCTAGGATGAATATCAAATATCCAAGACAATATAGCACCATCAAACATGGTGTTATGAGCCAATACCATAGAGTTTCGCCAATCAAATTCCGTAAAATATTGCTTAAGCTGTTCATGTGTTCCACTCGCCCATTCGGTAGCTCCGTTGTTTACTTTTATAGCTACGCCGATCACTTCAAATCTAGGGTCACGTACGTACGCTTCTGTTGTCATCTTACTCAACGAAAACTCTTTGTCGTAGTATGTCTCGAAATCTACCGTTATGAGATCCATAATTTATCCAGTAACAAGTTATCTGCAAAACCGTTAATTACCAAAGTCCACATTGTCAATAGTGTTAAATTTGGACTTTTTGGACTTTCTAAAAATCAGTAGGGGCCTCGCACCCCTCCGGTGTCAGTTATACGTCCTGTTTAGGCGGGCTTTAACACACTAGAAAGTTCACGCCATCTGAATTATTGTAGGTTGGCAATCTCACCACCGCACGCAAAGTACCCTGCACCATCAACCCAGTTGTCGATATGGTTAGGGTTCTGCTTGATTCTCGCTACCTTGAGCAAGGCCATCATAACTGCTACATCGTGAGCTTTGACGGGTACGCCTAGGTGCACTGACCAGTATTGAGCAATACGTGTAAAGTTATCCTCTGCATCGCCATGATCTGATTGTCTGTCTTTAGTTATGTAGGCTTTCGCTATATCTAACAGGTTGCCTCTCGTTGCCAATGGCTGCGGCGGTATATCGTTATGTTCCTCATAACTTGTTTGTACCTCTGCACTTACTCCGGTAGACGGTACCAATACCGACGTTGCCGCTGCTGTCGATTCCGCTGCAATCTCTGCTTTAGCATCCCTATACTCTGCTGCTTTAACTTGTTTACGTACTAAGTGCGCGTAGCTGGGACTACAATTAGCTTTCTCAGCCACCAAGCGTACACCCCAACTAGGGTATTTTGCCATTATATCAAGTACCTTCCTTCTCTTATTCACATCCTTCTCCTAGAAATCGAACTCATATTGATTAGGGTCATTGGACTTGGCCCCCAGTAGGAACATTACATCCGTCCAGTTATCCTCGTTTATCACGACGGCAACACCACCCACTGCGGCGATGTCATCGAGATTCTTTTGCTGTAAAGCTGTTGGTGTGTTCTTCCCAGCCTTACATTCAATTCCAAAAAACTTACCGTTGTAGCACCCAACAATGTCCGGTACACCGCTCTTACCGTACCCGCCTGTTGCAGGAAAGAAGTAGTAGGCACCGATCAATTTAAGCTGCTCGGTTACCTTGCGTTTCACTTTAGCTTCGGGGGTCATGCGTTCTCCTTGGGAACTGGTATCGAAGTGTTGCAGAAATCAAAAGTGTTGCAGAAATCAAATGTTAGGGAACTCCCTAACAATCTATTCATCTTCTAGTTTTTGCTCGATCAATTTAAACAATCGATCAATGTTGCTGCTGATGTCTTCAAGACTACGTGCCATGTTCTCCACAGCACGCACCACGTTTTCAGTCTGTTCATCGTTCATTGGTAGTCCTCATTGATAAACCCAAAACGTATTCTCGCTGATACGTTTACCTATACCCTCAACAGGCACGGTCGGTGGGTCAGTAGAAGTCATCATCAGTAGGGCAACCTTCTCTTGCATCCACTGCGGCAACTTCTCTAACCCACTATACGTGTCTTCCACATCACTGTCAAGACAATACATTCCAATACATTGCACTCTCACACAGCTTTTTCCATCGTCTACCATGACACGGTACATTGTGTCATACCCACCATCACTGGTTGACATAAAACACTCCGTCGTTCATGCGGATGCCTACACCGTCCACGTACTCATCCAGCTCACACATCATTAACACAGACAACTTACCGGATAAGTGTTCAGGTAACGTATCGGCAGTATATCGTTCTGCTGGTTCGGTAGAGACTTTGTAGTCCCAAGTATTATGCGCGTTCTCAAGGAACGTCACATCAAACATCTGTTGATCGTTAAGCATGTAGGCACGCACAAAGAACATGTGGACTTCGGATGTCTGTAATGCGTACTCATCAACCTCATTCAGGAACGCTGCTACCTTACTACCGAAATCGGCATCAACAAACTGATACCCACTGGCAACTACCGCACGTAGTTCGACTTGCAGTTGATTGTGTTGGGTGACTGCTGTTTGCGCGTTCTCGACTTTCTCTTGGTTCTCACGGTTCGTATCACGCACTTTACGTACAACGGGGTAGGCAAAACAATCGTTCAGCTCTTTGGGTGTGTACGGT